TTCATTCTTAGCATCTTCTAATTCTTTCTTAGATGCAAGGTTACCAATAGAGTCAATCATGATGATTACCTTATCATCTCTTTCAATATTCTCTAATTGATTAACCAAATCAAATTTCAACTCTTCTACGTTAGTAATAGGAGTATGAAGAACACGAGCTGGATCAATGCCAAAGCTCGTAAAGTATTGTTGCGGGGATCCAAATTCAGAATCATAAAATAGAATGATAGCATCTGAATACTTCTCAAGATATGCTGCTGCCATAAGTAATCCAAATGAAGTCTTAAAATGCTTCGATGGACCAGCAAGTACAGTTAATCCAGATGTTAAGCCTCCGTCAGGATCACCTGAAAGTGCAACATTAATCATCGGCACCTTAGTTGGCACCATATCCTTTTGTGAGAAGAGACTAGAATCTTCTAATACTTGAGTATCCTTAATCTTAGAATTCTTCTTCAGTTTATCCATTATTGAAGCCATATTTACTTCTCCTTTATGTAATACACTATATTATACACGTTTTATGTGGTAAAGTCAACGTTTTCATAAGCAAATTGTATTGCGCCTTCTGCTTCTCTTTGAAGAGGTCTATTCTTATACCATCCACCAGTTTCATTATCAATTTGAGTGCACATCTCTGCAATCTCTTGTGAGTTGATTGGATATTTCTTTCTGATTGCATTTATAGCAATAGAAACCATTATCTGATACATCTTACGATACCAACCAGTTTCAGATATGGTCTTGTATTCACTAACTAATCTCTTATTTACAAATGGGCAGTTATGATAACTAGTCCAACTGATAGAGTTATTAATCATCTGTTCTTTCCTATGAGACACCACTTGTTGACGCACTGATTCTGGTAGGCCATCTAAGAACGAATTACCTGTAGTCTTCTCTATATATTCAACTTTGTCCATAATCACATATGGATCCATAATAGATCCTTGATTAGTGAATATGAAGTTGTTAGCCCCCTTATATTTCCCAGGAACAAAGTACATTCGTGATAAGTCCTTTGTTTGAGGATCACCTATATCATCCAGTTCTTTGTTTAGAGCAAACCAGAAGTGCTTGATTTTATTGGCTTTTACATTAGCATTTAACGGAAATACCAATCTAAACTTAGGGTGTTCAATAGTTGATGATGCAGTAGAATAACAGATATATGTATAACGACCATACTTTGAATTCAACTCTTTTTCGAGATCTCCTTCAAATAAGTGATCATCAACATCTACAGCAGCCCAACCAGCCCAATTGACTACTGCTTTATTAGCTCTAGTCATTCCAGCAAGGAATGTAGCAGGACTAATTAACGAAGCATCTTTCTTCGAGTCGTACTTAACTTCTGATAACTTATATAGAAACTGTTCGAACGATTCAACATCGTCAAACTCCATTGTCTTATCTGTCTTATTGTCATATAGATTTTTAAATGCTGTTAACTTAACCAAAGAAGTCCTCCAATGTGACCTCCTCTTCAATAGACCAACCAATAGCTGTTAAGATTGGTTCGATTGGACTGAGGAATGTCTTCTTAAATTGCTTGTCATAATCAATGAACGAATCAGCTTTAAATTCCTGAGGGAGATACTCAGGGAACGATATAACATTCTCTTTAAGAGGATTAGGCATCCTCATGTAAGTAAACTTAACTTTCTCACCACTCTGAATCATAGTATGCTTCTTCTCAAGACCTCGATTACGAATTGCATCATTATAAACTAGTGCACCTCTCACGTGGATAGGTGTTGCCTTAGTATACACCAAATTAGGATCATCGGCAACCCATTTATCAAGTTCACTCACACCTCTAGGAAATGCTACATCATGAGCAGGAAGAGTGAAGAAGTGTTTCTTAAATGCAGCAATAGCATCTTGAGTGTTCTTCTCTGATCCAGATATAATAACCTTAAAGATGTCTTTTAGAGCTTGTCTGCAAGCGGCAGGAGTAGAAGATTTAACTGCTTCTAATCCCATAATCTTCAATTTAGGTTTAGCGTATTGAACCCCCTCATTATTATGTACATTAAGAATATACCGTTTCTTGGCTGTCCAGATACCACGATCAGCAATGGCTTCTCGCTTCATTACCATCTTTTCACTAATGCCACCAAGAGTATCGAACAGATTATGATATGCTTGTTCGAGTACTGGTTCTAACTTGTCGTTACAAACAGTGTCTAAGAAACTAACAGGATTCTTAGGATTGACTGCTTGAACAAGTGGATCCATATTAACATAAACAGAGTCCGTATCAATAGCAATGATATAATCAACATCCTTCGTACTTAGAATATTATTCATATAACTATTCAGAGCTTTCTCAGCCCATCTAATAGTAGCTTGACCAGACGTTGTAATAGCTTCTGCAACATCCTGATTGAAGTATCTAAACCATTGGTTACCCATCGCACCGTATAATGAGTTCATAAGAATCTTAATAGCCATCTGCTTGTTCTCAGCAATGGTAATCTTTTTCTCCCATTCATAGATAACTTGCTTATCATTCTTATTAGCATTCTCAATCTGTTGTTTTGAATTCAACATGTCCTTCTTAACAACAACTCGTTCATTATATAGATCTTCAATGATACGAGGAATCGTTCCTAACTTATCATTCTTGAATCGAAGACCATTAGCTGCCATTCCAGTACTTGGATCATCATTCTTGATATGACCAGCAACAATACTATCAATATTAACACCTGGCTCCTTTCTAACAATTGTTTCAGGACTCATATTATATTGACAAATGATATTAGGATATAGTGAGTTTAAGTCAAACGAACAAACCCAATTATGTAATCCTACTTGAGGTGCTTTTACATATCCACCAGGATAATCTCCTTTCTTTGAATCAAGATTTGGTGGTACAGCAATGAAACGAGATGATAAATCTCTATATAGAATTGAATCCCATACTCCTACAGTACCTAGTGAATCAGCATAATTAACACCTGCTTTATAAGCAACAACCATTGTCAGAGTAATAAGACCCATCTTATCCTCTAATCTTTCAATTAACTCAACGTCCTTAATGTTGTAGTCAATGAACTTCTGATAGTCTTCTTTGTATAGGGTGTATAGATTAGAGTGTTCTTCATACGATAGCTTTCGTTCCCCAAGAACAGTATGAGCAATATGGTCTAGTTTATAAGACTCTTGTTGTCCATATGAATAACCAAACTTCTTAAATAGATCAAGATAGTCGAGAATTGATACACCGTAGATGTCCCACCAGTGATGTTCATTATTCATTATCCTGGTTTTACGAGGATGATTATAGTTCCAAGGACTTAATCGTCTAGCCACTTTCTCACCACATACTTTCGTGATACGATTAACAAGATAAGTCATATCGAAGAACTTCACATTCCAACCTGTCACCACATCAGGATAATTCAAAGCCCATCGTTCAACAAAACACATTAAGAGATGGTATTCGTCTTTACACTTACGATACACTACCTCATTATCTTGCATGATAGACTTATCAACATCATAATCATTTAGACCATACACATAGTACTTGTCCTCTTGATTATTCTTCATTGCAATAGAAATTACTTCAAACTTTGCTTCATCAGGCTTAGGGAACCCTTCATCAGATTGTACCTCAATATCAATTGAAGTTACATTGATCTGACCACGATTGAATTTGATCTCATCCGGGAATTCATCTGTAATGAATTGTGTGAGGAAGTTACTCATACCATGAAGGGCAGAGTTTGCTGTGCTGTTGGATTGCCTAATACTCTTTTGAGCATCAGCCATATTATCATACCGGATAGGTGTGACAAAACGTCCATCTAGTGATTTCCAACCAGAAGATGGATCTTCTGATGGATAGAACATCGTAGGAGAAAACGGAACCTTTCTCATGAAAGGTTGTCCGTCTTCATATCCTCGATAGAGAATGTTGTTACCTCGACGGTAAACAGTCGTATAGAATTTAGCAGTCATGTAAGCATTATATAATAATTCAAGTCAAAAGTCAACGTTAAGTAATGATTTTTTTATCGGGAATGTCGATTGCTCCTGTCATTTCATTATGCTTCAATACCAGTTCTCTATTGGGCTCTACAACCCACATGATATTGTCTGTCTTAATTGGTAAAGTATCGAATACCGCATAACCCATATATCTCATGAATTGAAGATTGCCTTCTTGAGTTGGTAGGATTACAAATGGATCTTTGATTACTAGCTGCTTACCATTGTTTGATTCAATAGTACATAATAGCTCTTCGCCAGTGATTAGTCTTACAATTTGAGGTGTACTCATTTATTTCTCCATAATATGTAGGATGTACAGTACATTATATACTGTACATCCTATTTAGTTTAACCTAGTAGCAGTTGTCTAGCCTTCTTGCTAAACTCTCCTAGATTAATGGTTTGTGGTTTATCCTCTTCAGGGATTTCATTTTCAAGACCGATCAATAGAAGACCATCCACAATATCAGCACCAACAACTTTGATTGTTTCGGCTAGTGTGAATGAGCGTTTAAATGGACGATTCGAAATGCCCTTGTGGATAAAATCTTCATCTCGATCGGACATGTCCTTCTTACCTTCAACAGTAAGAATGCCCTTTTCAAGAGTCATATCAATATCATCTGACTTGAAACCAGCTACTGCAATTTCAATTAGATAATGGTTATCATCTTTCTTTACCACGTTATATGGTGGGTAAGATTGATTAGAAGCATTATTTGGCCCATTAAGAGCGTCAAATAAAGTGTCGAAACCTAAGAACAGGTCTCTTGGGAACGCATTGTGAGCGTGTGTCATAGTATTCTCCTTATATTAAGCGAGTTTTAATTATAGTGTATCTCTTGATACACTTCCGTCATAGGACCCGAAGCATCCTATACATTTATTTATACGATTGAATGTTCTCCCTGAAACATTTCTATCAAAGTGTTTCTCAGATCTTCAATCGTACCATTATTGTCTACTATAATACCTTTATCTGAACCAGACTCAGTATGATGATCAATAGTAGATTCAACATCATTTCTCTGAATATTCAACAGAAGGATGTTTTCCTTCTTTACCCAATCAAATTCAATTGGATAACGAATATCAGATACGATAACATGCTTTTCATAATTAAGAATCTCGTCGATCTTCTTAATGTTCATACGAAGTGAATAGTCATCTCCGTGTTCAAAGAACAATCTGTCCCACCAACCCACAAGAAGGTCTCGAGGAGTCCTTCCTTCAGCTGCATAGATACTATCCTTCAATTCCCTATCATGGAAGTAATATACTGGGATTCTAAAATGTCGTGAAGCCATATCCTTTGGCAAGTCAGCTAAAGCAACGACGAAACCATCAACAATCTCTGCAATGATTTCAGCCGCTGTATCCTTACCAGACCCTGCAAGACCAGTAAGAGCTATAATCATACGTACTTCTTATCATGATCCTTTGTAAGACCATAATCTCCATCGTATGAATGAAGCGCTTCAGCAGCAAATGATAGATACTGACCAATGCGAGTACCCTTCTTAATCTTCATCGAACCACATCCAACATGCATGCAACCAGCCATCATTCCATGATAACCTGAATCATAAAGTCCTGAAGTAAGAAATACTCCGTTACGATTTAGAGTCGAACGAGTGATAACCCATCCAGCTTCATTATCACCAACCTTAATAACATTCTCCATTACAACTTCATAGTCGCCTCGACCTAGATGCCAGTATCCATCAGCATCTGGAGCAACCTCTGTTGATTCACGATGGATCTTTTCTTCTTCTGTGATAGTGAACATCCTGCTCTCAATACGAAGGATTTTATCTACTCGTAAGTCAATCGCGTTTGGCTGTGAATCCCCCTCTTGAACATTTGTAATCGTTGATCTAGAATTTGGGCCTAATATATGTTTCATACAAGTTTCTCATTAATAAAGTTAATATTATATTCAACATCATCAATCTTATCAGATGCACTAATGTTGAATGCTACTTCAGATTCGATCTTACCATCAATCAATCCAGTAGGACTGTTATCGAATCTTACACTATTCATTCCTGCCCATACAGCAGCAGATGTATCCCAACTATTAATATAATAGTGGAAATCATTTACGAGATCAATCTCGTTTGGACCATCAACCATTCCTAAGAAGTGAAGTCGATTTTTTGACAGGCCGTTTTCCAATGGTAATAGATGCCGTTGTTCCAACTCATTCATAATCTTCCATCGAGATAAGAATCGTTGAAGTTTATTGTCCTTTTCAACGCCATATGCATTAGGAACACCAAGAATAGATACTCCGATTAAGTCAATCCAGTCTTGCTCAAGTCCCCAAGCAAATGTCTCAATATAGTCATCAAGATCACCAACCTTAGATTGTGGAACAAAGAATGTTTTATACCCAGCTTCTTTAAAGATAGGACCAAGCTCTTTAGCAGCATCAATAGTCTTTTGTCCTGGTTCTCCAGGATAATCAGACATAACAATGTAGTCTGCTTTCATTTGAGCAGCCATGTCTAGTAGTTTATCTGATGGGTACATAGGACGACCCTGCTTATACATTTCAAATGCAGAGTTGTCTAAAATGATATCCTTTCCGTCTTGGAAAGGAGCACAATATGACGCACCTTGCTCTTCTACAAGGTGCGCTAGTGTTAGGTGGATGCTGCTCTTACTAGCAGCATATTGATCAAACGCTTTTGGCGCAATATGACAAAACTTTGGTTTCATTCACTTCTCCATAATATAAAAATTGTTAATTAATTAGCCATCCATAGCCATAGTGACCATATCATCCCAGTGATTCTTAGTAGCTGTGGAACCAAACTTCTTAGTGAATTCCTTCTTCATCTTGTCGTGTCTCATAGATGTGTTTTCCATCTTATCTAGTATCCACGCAAACATCTCAGCTTCCTTATCCTTCTTACCTTCTCTTACTTCTTTAAATGTTTTCATTTTATAGTTCCTTATACTTACATTTAACCTGTTTACATGCTTTCTGAAATGCTTTCCACAACTTATTAGGTACAATCATTGTGTCCCCTTCATGTTCTAAATCATCAGCTGCATCACCCATAGCATCATGAACTTTGCCCATGTCCTTTGGATCTACATCAACATAATGATCTCTACCTTCTCTAATATCTTTAATACTTTTCACCTTTATACTCCGTGTATGAACCGTTTTCATTATCCTCAGAAACACTAATTGTAATGTCTCTACCTGAATATTTATATAAAATTGCTTCTGCAATATCGTCTGATATCATCTCACAACTCTTATAATCTAACACAAGAGCTCCAACATCATACAACCCCTCAAGCCACCTTTTAAATTGAATGAATTCAATGTCGCGATCATCATGAGTTACTTCAATTCCCACTTTAAAGTGAAAAATATGACGATGAGGATATCCAAGAAAACTCACATCAGCTAAGTTTGGGTCGTCCAATGCAGCAGGGTATTTGTGAATACCCTCTTTAGCAAACCGAACCCAAATCATTTGTTTTTTCTTAATCATACTACGTATTATACACCATTTAATTTAAAAGTCAACTAGCATTTGCAAAACCTTTTACCTCTCGACCACAATCAATAGATTCAATTTTAGGTTTAGATTCAATAACGTTTTTGCTTCTCTTGATGAATGCCGGCCCTGTTGTGGGATCAATTCGAACATACTCTTCGTTGATATGATACCTTCTATACCACGTTTTCATGTCGGCTGCACTATAAAAAGCTACCCATCCAGTATCAGGATTAACATGAAAGTATCTATCATTAATGTGTCTAGGATTAAGTAGCCAATCTTTATGAACGTAGAATGAACCATATTCATTCATATTATTCTTTACATCACATGAATATGACTTTTTCCAACTGGGTCTTCTGAACTGCAGATCAACCCCTCTTGTTTGATAGTACTTATTATCTTCTTCATCACTAACTTCCCATCCCCACTTCTTAAACACCTCAATCATAAACAATTCACCAATGCGGCCTTTAGCACCTGTTGATCCAAAGGCCTCTTCGGCTGTGTCTGTCCACTCACTAGTTAAACGATCTCCCATCTTAATGCCTCGAGAATGCTGCTAGTGCTTCTGCTCTAAGAGGTGAATTAGGTTCACCAAACTTACCAAGGGCTGTTAGAGTAACAGTGGTTGAATTAGTGTCCATAACGCCACGTTGAGATACACAAGTATGACCTGCATCAACCATTACAATAATATCATCAGATTCAGTGATGTAAGACATTGCATGAGCAATCTGTTGATTCAGTCTCTCTTGAATCTGTGGACGTCTCGCAAAATAATGTACAAGGCGGTTCATCTTAGATAGACCGAGTACCTTCTTTTTTGGAATGTATGCAATATGACACTTACCAATGATTGGACGAAGGTGGTGTTCGCAATCAGAATAAAGAGTGATATCTCGTTCTACAACAAACTCATCCCCTTGAGTCATCTTGTTTTCAACTGCAGTACACTTCGGAAATGTATCAGGACGAAGACCTGAAAAGATCTCATTCACATACATCTTTGCTACTCTTCGAGGAGTATCAGCAAGCGAATCATCAGTAAGATCAAGACCAAGTGTCAGAAGCATATAAGTCAGTTGATCCTCAATTGCTTCCAGCTTATGTTCAGTTGGTGCATTCAAGAGATCTTTATTAACTGGTGTTTGAACACCCATCTTTTCAAGATAATCATTTACTTCTTTACCCAACACTTCATTTTGTTTTGCTTTATCGTGCATATATTCTCCTATACTTGCTGCTCAACAGCGTGATTAATAAACGGCTTATCAAGGGCCCAAGGAAATGCATTTCCTTGCGACTTCACGCCATCGCCAACTCCATAATAACGACATAGATTGTCATACATTTTTGGATCCTTCCATTCTGCTTTAATTTGATCAGAGAATATAATGTCTGATAGATCAAAGTCAACCCACTCTAAATCTTCTCTAAACGATTCAGCGTATCCAGTAGCAGTTTCATGCACTCTTACTGAGCTAACTTGAACATCCTGTTCTCCGTTATTAAACTCAGTACCGCCAACAACCTTATCAATGATATACAAGAACATCAGCGAGTATGCCTCTGCTGATGGACTAACTGGCATTGAAATCCATCGATCAGAGTTGTCAAAGAAAAATTGTTGGAACTCATCGTTCTCTGCTCTCCACATAGAGTAAGCATGATCGAACGAATCAATAAGATCCTTAATGTTTCCTTTCATCAAACCAAAGTCCATAATCATTTGACCATTATCAAGTCCCTTACCTGTAAAGAACACTTCTACAGTGTAAGAGTGACCGTGAATAGACTTTTTACAACGCACACTAGAACAGTTTCTCACAATATGCGCGCCCTCAAACTTAAATAATTTACGAATTATCATTCTTTCTCCTTATTAATTCAATACTGCGTATTATACACGATTTACCACGCAGAGTCAACATCTAATTCCCATGGGAATACAATCCACTCTCCGTCATGCGGTCTCGTATAACTACAATCAACGTCATTATCTTTGCCAAACAATACCCAAGGCTTTACATACTGTTCAGGATGCTGTTCAACGAGCCATTCTTTCACTTCTGTAATTGTCTTACCTGAATCGTAAATATCGTCTACCACAACAAACGTATCAAACGATTTTGACGTGTTCAATAACCATGTAGGCTCTTTGCAGCAACCATCTCGTGTTTGAAACTTAATGATAGACATATCAACGTCAGGAAGGATGTTTGATAAATGAACAGCAATAGGAAGCGATCCTCTATGAATACCAACAACATTTACGTTATGACCTCGCTGAATCAACATCTCAACGTATTGTTTAATCGCAAACACGTCGTCTAAATAATCTTCATGCGCATAATAATACATTTCTACGTCCCCCATGAATTACCAAACAAATTAATGTGTAAACGCGGGGAGAATTTATATCCATAATTCATGCAGATTTCTGCTACACCTCTTTCAGTCAACTCTTGTCCTTCAAGTGTTGCGCCTTCTGGCATTAGAAACACGTCTTCAACATCAACACCAGCGTCACTATAGTCTAATTCTGCATCATACACTTCTCTAATATCCTCAAAGTCACGTACAACAAACTTCAAGTTGATAAAAGAGTTTTGTACCTCATTCATCGATAACAACGCATCTGGATCAATAGTTACGCTTTGATCTTCGCCTGTGAGGGATAGTTTAGGACTTACCATCCACGTAACTTCGATGTCACGGTTGTTTAAGTATTTTGCGAATGCTGGATCTACCTTTTTCGTGCCATTAGTTTCAAACGTAAGATGTGCTAAATCATCAAACTCTGGTTGGTCCAGTAATTCGATATACGCTTTTTGCCAACCAAGCAAAGGTTCTCCACCAGTAATCACAAGATGTACGTATTCATTGAACCAAAGATTATCAGGTAGCGTGTTATTAAGTGCTATTGCTAAATCTTCTGTTTCAGCAAAAGGAGCAAGATGCTTATATCGTTTACTCCACGCAGCAGAAGAGTCACAACCAATGTCCACTACTGGTAAATCTTCAACTGATTTAATATTATCCAGAGGAATTGTCATATGAGGCATTTCTTCTTCTGGGATATGATTATCTCGTGGCTGTCCAAATCCAGCACAAGTTAAATTACATCCAAAAGTCCTTAGGAACACTGAGGGAGTCCCAACCCATTTCCCTTCACCCTGTACAGAGTAGAAGTATTCAGAATATCTGATTTTATCCATTTATTTCTCCATTATATAAAAATTAAATTACACGTAAACCTTCACCTCTCAATTTATATTATACAACAATGTCGATGGAAGGTCAACGCTGTTTTATGCCAATATTATACTTAGGGCAAAGTTCCCAATTGTGCTTGTCTTTATGAGATATGATCTTGATTTGATTTAGGGGGGCAGTCTCTTCAATTGGATCTACAGTTTCAAGTAGTCCCCAATCTGACATCAATTGTACAATTGTATTTCGACGGCCAATGTCATTCTTCGTTAGGTTAGACGGTTTGCCATCCAACAAGAAGAGTTCTTTAAAATGTGTAATGAAGTACCTACCTTGCTTATGTAATATATGACAAGACTGATACAATTTGGAGTCTCTCTTTGAAGCGACTCCCATTCGTGTTAGGGTTTCTCTGATCTTTAGAAAATCGTCTGGTTGAGATAGGACAACTTCTAACATCATATCGGGGTTCCAATCAACCAATTCGTCGTTTTGTTCCACCATGATTTATTCTTTCCTTAATTATATTCAATTCATTATTATTGAAAAGAGGAAGAACATTCTGATACTTTATTCCATTTAGAAAATCTTTTCCTCTTTCTCACAATATTTATACAAATGCCAATTTGTATAATAGATATAAGATGGATATCACGAGGCTTAGGTATCATAACAACAAATGTAAATTATTTGTTGGACCCTCCCTTATCTAACTTAGTTTTTATAAAAGATAATTCTGTCTCTGACAACAGATTACTAACATCCCGGGCCTTTTCATTTGAGTAACCATAGTACTCTTTGATAGCTTTAATATCATTAGACTCGGAAGCTTTGTTCCACTTCGAAAAGCGCTTTCGTTTTCGTATTATATTAAGAAGAAAATCCATTTGCAGGCGTGGGTCAAGATGGGACTTTAAATTCATCTCATTAGCATACAAGACCGTGTCAGGGAAATAAGAAAGGCCGCGATTAACCATAAAGGCTGGATAGTCCTTCTCATTTTCTAAGATATCTTTTTTATTTACATTGATTGCATTGAGATAATCAAATGGATTCTTAGTACCCATTATTTAAACTGCCCTTGAGCCATAATCTCCGTAAGACAAGCAACAGTGTTGATTTCATGATCTGCAACAAATGCATTCTTATATTGATATTCTGCAATTACAAGAACCAGTTGTGGTATGTAGCTTGGCTCAACATACTCTAACATATTGTCGTAGATCATTCTATAGATCTTTGCAGGCTCCATATCAATATTATCACTAACCCATTTACGCATTCCTTTGAAGTTCTTTTTCTTTAGATCCTCCATAAGGCCTTTAATAGAGGACTCAGACAAGGAGACTAGAATACCTGAGTCAATAGAACCTGACATACCATAACGTTGACATTCATTAATAACTCTTCGCCAGTCAGGGATATATTTCATAATTAATTCGGCGAGGACTGGATCTTCATACTTCACTTCTTCCTTTGTTAGGATGGTTTGAAGTCGACCCATGAATTGACCAGCAAGTTCAGCCTTATTACCTATGTTGAATTCATATACAGAACATCTCGAGTGGAGGGGCTCAATAATACGGTTCTTAAAATTACAAGTTAGGATGAACCTACAATTGTTTGAAAACTCTTCGATGAAACCACGAAGAGCTGGTTGAGTAGATTGGGGGTTTAGATAGTCTGCCTCATCAAGAATGACTACCTTATAACCCCCCTGGAGGGAAACAGTTGAGGCGAACTGTTTAATTTTACCACGAAGTGTATCAATGTTTCCGTCCTCCGAACCATTAACAATGATATAGTCGAGATCAAGTTCATTACATAGTGCACGAGCAACAGTAGTTTTACCTACACCAGCTGTGCCTGTAAACATCATATTAGGAAGTTCACCAGAATCAACAATCTGCTTAAATGTATCTTTTAATTGATTAGGCAGTACACACTCATCAACAGTAGTTGGTCGGTACTTTTCAACCCACAAGAACTCATCTCTCATTTCAATTTCTCCATGATATAAAAATTACATTATACTTAATTAAGCTTTGGAAGTCAACGATTCATATAGATCCTCCACATCAGATTGTTGTGTTGCCACTTCTACCATATTCTGCTTATGATAAATCTTGGCTACGGTTCGTAGCGTCCTCTTATCAACGTCATACTTATCTGATAGATCAGCAATTGCTTCTTTAACATAATCTCGTTCAGCCTCTGATCGAGTAAAACTGTTTGAGATCTCTTTAATCACTTTCATCAAATCTTGCTTTTCATTATCTGTCATAATATAATTTCCTATTAAATGTAACTCATTTCCATCTCTTGTAGAATCTCTACGTTAGATTTGGTCTCATGGTGGTTGACAGGACACCCACAACTGTGGTCGTCGTCTTGTTCATGTAATTCAGCTTGTTGTTGATGCCATTGAGCAATGGCTCTGTGTTGTTCTACGGTCATAGTATTCCTTTTAATTAAAACGTGGATTAGCACTAACTACATTAGCTTCAACAATGTCAAAAGTGTTGTCCTTAAACACAGTCTTGTATCCATGTCCATCCTTTCCGCCAAGATTGTATACAGATACGATCTCACGACCCATACCATCTACACCACCAGCGTCAATTTTAGTACCATCTTCTAATACAACACCCCAAACTTGAATAGTTCTACGAGGTCCTGCTTTTGCTTTTGAACTTCTTCTCATAATATTAATCCTATTTTGAATAATGTCCTACCAAAATGGTAGGACATTATTATTTATAAGACTAAGCTTCTTCAGATGAAGTTTCGTCAACGGCTTCTTCCTTAGGTGCGTTGGCCTCTAGGAAAGTAGCAAGACGATTGCGAACAATACCCACATCACTCAACTCAGGTCCTTCAAAAGCACCACGCTTTGTCACGATGTCAATGATTTGTACACATGCTGCAATATCTTGCAAACCAATCCCAGGAGCTTCCTGCTCCTCTACCTTATTTTCTTCACTCATATTTTATACTCCAAAAGTTGAGGTTTTTTCAAGTGCTACCCAGTAGTTTGTACTGCTAGCGTTCACAGATGCAATTCGTTTAGATGAAAGTCCAAATGAATACACATCACTTACAATAAACTTAAACAGACTAATGTCCATTATTAGCTCAAAGTTCTTATCGGTATCAATGTTACACTTGTCAATATCAATACTAAATTCATTCGATGTAGGATTACTTATATCAGTTACAGTTAATGTTACACCATTATTTCCTCTTGTAACAACAAGATTGTTTAGTTTCATTGCACCTGATGCTTTTCTGATCTGATTCAACTGACTATTAGTTAGATCAAATTTAATCTCTGGATCAGGCATCACAACATCCTTCTTGGCCACTGTCAGATTATCAATATCCGAGAAAAAGTATTTGATCGATCCAGTAGAGCCTTTTACTCTAACAAACTTCTGATCATCATCAAATTCAAAGTTTGGATCATCAAACATTCCAATAACAGCAATAAACTCCGACAAATCGTAGATTCCAAAGTCGTATGGAACATCCTCTATAATCGATGTCGAAGCCATTAAATTCTTTGAGTTTGATACAGTTCGTATCAATTTGTCGCTATTAATAGCGATATTACTATTAATCGACGCGAAGTTCTTTAATACTTCCAACGATTGATCACTTAATTTCATATACACTCCTGTTTTAATATATGGGTATTATACGGGAGTTGACCACAAAAGTCAACTCCCATGTCGATTTAGAACTCCGCTTGTGCAGCAGTTTGCTCTGCAGACGGGACGTCATCTCCAGGATAAGAACCCGTTGGCTGTTCCACTGTAGCATCAACCTTACTGTAAAGATCAATAAATGCATCCTTTGTATCTTCATCAAAACGATTTACACACAGCTGGATAGCTTTGTTACGATCCCCAAAGATTGAGAATGTCTGAACAATGTGGCAAAGGCGACGAGTAGAGATTACTTCATCAATGCCTTCATCTTCGTAAGTTCTACGGATGGTATCGGCCCATCCAACTAGAAGATTTGTGAACTCATCATCAACACACTCGAACTTCTCCATGTGCTTTGTAATGATTTTCTTCTCGATATTCATTGTTGGGAATGTTTGCTCGACTGTGATAGTAAAGCGCTCTAGGAATGCCTCATCAATGATTGTAGCAGCTGAAAATCGTCCATCCTCAGATCCTTTTCCTTTTGTGTTTGCAGTTGCAATCACTGTGAATCCTTTCTGAGGGCGAATCACTTCACCAGTCTTTTTAATCAGAACTGGCTTACCTTCAAGAACACCTTGAAGTGACATAATTTTATTTGTTCCGCGATCAATCTCATCGATCAATAGAACAGCACCCTGCTCCATTGCTTTGATAACTGGACCTTTCTGAAACACAGTTTCTCCGTTCAGAAGACGGAAACCACCAATGAGATCATCTTCATCAGTCTCGGGAGAGATTTGAATTCGAACATATTCACGACCAGCCTTAGCACAAGCTTGTTCGATCATGAATGTTTTGCCGTTACCAGATAGACCAGTAACATAGGTAGGATAAAACTCGTTAGATTTAACGATCTTGAAAATATCCTTGAAATTGCCCCATTCAACAAATGTGTTACATTTCTCAGGGACGAATACTTCATCATTCGATACAGATGAAACACCAACGTTTTGAGCCACAGCAGCTCGAACAGTGGTTGGCACTTCATCTTTAGTACGAAATGGAAGAAGAGCAGCTTCAAGGTTATAAACACCTCGGCTGACCTTCGGGAATTTACGGAATTGGTTAGCGATTGCATACTTACCGTATCCAAGTTTGGTAGCGACTGCTTCAAACTCTTTAAGGGTGAACTTAGACTGATCAACATATTGATCAGCGACTGCTTTTAAAACTTCATTCATATTCATATTCATAATATAGATCCTTTCTCAATTGTTTACATATACATTATCTAGGAAAACGACCAAAAGGTCAACAGCAAAATCAAGTTTTTCTGAAAAAAAATGGATATTTTATAGACATATCCAGGTCTATATCACAGTACGGTCCTAAAGTACTGTTAAACGAGCTCCTCCACAACGCCGAGGACTTCTGCTATGGCTAGCAGGACAGCGCCTGTAACAATTGAGAATGGGAGGGCTCCATAACCGATAAATCTCAATGATGACTTGATAAAACTAATTAATTGATGACGCTTTGCATCTGGATATTTCATATCTACTCCTTTTATGCGGCCACCGCGTCGGTGATCTTATTTACTAATTGACGACTGTGCTTTCCAGTCTTCGCGAATTTACGGAATTGTCTCTTGATATCTTTGATCTCTGTAGACTTTCCGTTTTTGTTATTTTTAACTTCAAATGTGTCTGAAATCCTACTTCTTTCCTTTGGTGTAGCAATCTTGATAACAAAGAAGTCATCATATCCTGCTTTAGCATTCAAGTGAAGAACGCCATCTCCAAGGAACTTCTTGCGATTTTTATCGTAAAACCGCTCTGCTTTGATCCAATCTTGATTGAATGCAATTGCCAGACCACTCTTCACGTCATGCTTATTAGCACCAAGGAAGAATCCAATAGTAGTTGCTCCAGTGGCCTCTCTAAGATTCTTAACTAGTGCAGCTGTCATTTCCCTACCAGATCCAGCTCGAACTGTTCTCTTTCCAACACGAACAACAACGTCTTGAGTATCAACATCAACTCCTTTTCCATTGTTAACGATCTTAAATCTGTAGTGTTCTCCTCCAGCATAAATATTATCAGCCATTCCATCTGTAAGAACGATTACATTAGTGTTTTGGGTAGCATAAGTCTTGTTGAACTTATTAACGATCTTCTCAGCAGCAATCAGTGTCTGATTTAGAGGAGTTGATCCATAACTATCCAACTCACTGAAGTTATATTGACTAATTCCATATGTCCATAGGCGGCTATGTCCACGTACTCCAGTCAACCACAGGCCCATTAGAGCTTCGTTAAACTCCTTCTTGGTCATTCTGTTAGACAGAACCTCTACAATCTTCACGTCAATGTTTGCAATGTCACTACTTAGTTTCTTACTCTGAACCTCGTTGGAACGGTATGGATCCAAGTTACGACTTGATGTGAATGTGTATATCTCAAATGGAATGTTTACTCTCTTGCAAAACTGACCAATAATCATTGTCTGACGAACAGTATCTTCGATGATACTTTCCATTGAACCAGATAGATCCATGAACATAATAATTCCGTGACTCTTTGCTTGTGCAAGTTTTGTTACAGTCTTGAAAATGTCCTCAGAATACTGATACTGATACAACTTGTTAACATTGATTGATCCGGTTTTAGCCTCTTGAGCACGAGAATACTCATAAGCAGCTTTCTTACGATCAAAATCCTTTGCCATCATATTTACAATCGTCTTGTGAGACTTCAAGGCTGCCTCATAATCTTCACGAAGTCTGTTATAGTAAATAGAACCAGAGTGGGAACCACTAAACCATTCTGTCTCTCTGATCCATTGACGACGACGATCAGCAAGAAGTGTCTTATAATCAAAGATCATTGCATCAATGTTTGAATTGGTAATACCATTACTGAACAGAGGAACTTTATCTTTATCATTTTCACTCTTCTCAAGCAGTTCTTGTGCATTTCCGCGGAAAGTGTCGTCTGTTTGAGTATCAGAAGCACTCACAGACTCACTCTCGTCTGGAGATCCCTGATCTCCAGCGTCTTCAGACATCTCGTTCCTTTCATCTCCTTCATCAGATCCCTGATCTCCAGCGTCTTCAGACATCTCGTTTGGAGATCCCTGATCTCCAGCATCTTCGGACATCTCGTTCCTTTCATCTCCAGCGTCTTCGGATATCTCGTTCCTTTCATCTCCTTCATCAGTGGAGAATTCAAACTCTTCTTCACTATCCTGGTAGTCCTCACTATTACCAACGAAATCATGTATTTCTTTACATGCTTTTAACACATCATCCCATGTATCAACACCCATAGCAAGATCAACAAATGGTTGTTCTGTCTTGCTAAATTCGATTGGGAAGTAACCACGACCCTTTGCATAGACATTCAAGCGATCCATGAATGACGCTTTAGTCATATCACGACCTTCTGTTCCAAACAAGTTGTCATCAAATAATCTCTTGTATCCTTTTTTGAATGGACGAACTATACCAGGATACATTTCCTGGATCTTGTTTTCAATTCGGATATCTTCAATGATGTTCACATATGATTTTGGAACACCAGGAATAGTTTTGTCAGATTCGTGCCATCCTTCAGCGGGAGTGAATAAGGCGTGGCCAACTTCGTGACCAACAAGCATGTCATAAACATCCTTACCCTTATCCGCCCATAACGGAAGTTTTAGAATTCTGTCTTCAACATCGAATGATGCTGTAGGATAGTTGCCATGTTGAACCGTAAGATTCTCCTTTGCAAGCAGCTTCGCTAGATAATTCTGTGATTGTAAATTCATAATATATGCCCTATTTCTCAATTGTTACATATACATTATCTACTAATTCACAACAAAGGTCAACAGTTATTTACAAAATAATTAGATTATTTTAGCATTTTCTTGATTGATCAATCTCTTTTTTCTATACTCGATCAAATCATCCCAACAAATAGGAAGATAATTAGTCTGTTCGAGGCACACATTTTCATACTCAAACTCAGGCATTGTGTGATAATGTGTATGCCCGTGAATGTTGATTTTACCACGCAACTCTTCTGGATGAATTGGAGCGTGGGTCAACCAAGCGTGTTTATATCTTACAATACCCTCAACTTCTTTGAACGCTTTCAGATACACGCTTGTATTTAGATTATCATGATTTCCGCGAATTAGAATCTTCGTGCCATTCAATTGTTTAATTGACTCAAGCCCATCCATTGTGAAAGCGGCATCCCCAAGCACATATACTTTATCTCGTTTGGTAATTGTGGACTGCCAATTGTCCATTACAAATTTTCTATGATGTATCTCTGACTCAAATTCCTTTCT